ATGCATTTTGGGCGAAAATACGGCAATTTACAGAAAAACAAGCATAACACAGGCGTCAAAGAGGCAAACATGGCTTCTCTGACGCCTTTTTGTTTTGCAAAAATTCAGAAAAAGCTGGTGTACTTTTACGCGTTCTTTACAGAAACAAAGAACGCCCAAACGGGAGCGACAGGAGAGATTTGAACATCAAAAAACAGTTTTTGAAAAAATCTGGTTATAAAAAACCAAAAAATTTCTTAAAAACCCTTGACAAATCCTTTTTTATGGTTTATAATAACCACAGAAGTTGGTTATCGATAACCAGATTTTAATTTTGCCGGAGGTATTTATTTTGGAAAACAAGGTAGTATTTGAAAAATTAGAGTGGGATATTTCCAATATTTTGAGAGCAGGAGGAAAGAACTGCGCATCTCTCAATGTCCCTGTTTCATTGACCTATTTGGCGTATGTAGTCAAAAAAGCGTCGCAGGAGTTCTCTTCCTTCAATAATATCAATGATGTGTTAATGCTCATCTCAGATATGGAAGTACGCAATTTCGTCTATGAAAACACTGAAGACGGAGACATGGATCTGCTTGGCAAATTATGTGAGTATACAGCTGAACAGTTAGAATGTTATATTCTTAATGTCGAAGAACGCGATTATAAAATGGTTGAAAGTTCTACGCCAGCAGGAATAGCAAAGCTTGCCGAAAAAATATTAGACATTCAACCTAATGAGAAAGTGTTAGATAATTGTTCAGGAACCGCAGGTTTTCTTATTTCTTCAGCAGCGGAACACCCCGATGCCAAGTATTATGGTGTTGAACTTAATTATAGCATTGCATGCATTGCTAAAATACGTGCAGCCATCGTTGGTCATAATATTTCGATAATTCAAGGAAATGCACTTCTTGATAATTTTGAGGGCATGCTTTTCGACAAGGGTTTTTCGAATTATCCTTTTAAAATGCAGATACGCTTTTTGAATGATGGCAGCGATGTGCTTGAGCGCGTAGCCAGCGTATGCCCTGACATGCCGAAAGGAACATCATCGGATTGGATTTTTAACTATCGTTTGGTAGAATCCATGAAGTCGTCGGGTAAAGCAATAGCGATAATGTCCGCAGGAGGATTGTGGAATACGCTAGATAAGCCAATAAGAGAATTCTTTATAAAGCAAGGGCGCATCGAAGCAATCATTGCTCTTCCTGCAAATCTTTTCGCTTTCAGTGGTGTCTCCGTTGCTATGATAGTGTTTGGAAATAATAACGGAAGCATTAAATTTGTTGATGCAACGAACATCTGCGCGGTCGGAAGAAGACAAAACATCCTTACCGACGAAAATATTAGCACAATACTTAATGCATTATACACGGAGACGGATATTTCGAAATCGGTAAGCATTGAAGAAATTGCGATGCACGATTTCACATTTAGCCCTGTTCAGTATCTTACCGTTAAGAATGAAATCAAGAACGGCGTACCGTTTGAATCAGTAATTCTGAGCATTACACGTGGAGCGCCCATTACCGCCAGCGAGCTGGACGATATGGTTTCTGTCATTCCTACGGACTATCAATATTTAATGCTGGCAAACATTAAAAAAGGCATGATTGATAAGGAATTACCGTACTTAAAAGAAATTAGTCCTAAACACGAAAAATACTGTGTTAAGACGGGTAATTTGCTACTTTCTAAAAACGGATATCCATTTAAAGTTGCGGTTGCAGAAGTTCCTGAAGGCAGAAAACTACTGGCAAACGGCAATGTATATATCATACAGCTCGATGAGACAAAAATCAATCCGTACTATTTGAAGGCGTTTCTTGAAAGCGATATGGGTGTTGCTGAATTGAGAAGCATCGTGGTGGGTGCGACGATCCCCAATATCGGTGTAGCGCAGTTGAATAAAATATTGATACCTTTAATTCCAATGGAGGAGCAAGAGAGAGTCGCTGCGCAGTATCAAGCCGTCTTGGATGAAATCGATTTGTTGAGACGCAAGATAGAAAAAGCGGAAAACTCTCTAAAAGACATTTTCCCTGATAACACTTAAGGAGGGAAAATTGTGGTTAGAACAGTAGAAGAATTAGAGGAAATTATTGAAGCCATTAATATGATATGTACCAACATCATAACCAATCAGGAAGCAGGCGATAAAATTACTTATTGGCTGGAAAACGGGCTGTATCAGGTACAGAAAAAGCGCGGGACATCTATTCATTACATTGTAAAATTGGAGGAAAGATAATGAGTAAAGGACACGGCGTATTATCGCATACGCACACCCAAAACCAGAGAGACCATTATGCGAATCAGCATAATCCAAACAATCAGGCACACAAAGCGAATCAGGACAATCGCTCAAATCAGATGAATCCTAACAATCGCGCATACGGAGGTGGCAAAAAAGGAAAATAAAATAATCGGCAGCCGCAATTATGTCAGTCAATGTCAGTCGATGTCAGTTGATGTCAGTAGGCATTAGTGATATAATTATAATGCGGAAGTACAATACGCAGAAGCTCTGTGGGAGAAATCCTACAGAGCTTTTGTTGTGCCCGAAAAGGAGGTGGCGACGTGCCAAAGAAGCCGAAGCGGCCGTGTTCCTATCCTGGCTGTCCGAAGCTGACAGACGGTAGGTTTTGTGAGGAGCATGAGAAATTAGAAAATAAACGCTACGAGAAGTACGACAGAGACCCTGCTGTACGCCGTAGGTATGGTCGTGCATGGAAGCGCATCCGAGATAGCTATGCACAGACGCACCCGTTGTGTGAACTCTGTCAGGCGGACGGAAAGCTCGTGCCGGTGGAAGAAGTACACCATAAGATACCGCTGGCAGAAGGCGGTACGCATGCAAGAGATAATCTGATTTCATTATGTAAATCCTGCCACGCACGTATACACGCGGAGCGCGGCGACCGTTGGAGTAGAAATCTATGACGGTAGGGGGAGTCAAATCCCCACAGGTTTATATTGGGCAACGGGCGTGGGGTATCACGCAAATTTTCGGGAAATCAAGAGACCATATACCCCCGAAATCAAGTTTTCGGGTTTTCAAGGCAAAAAAGGAGGTGCGACGGATGGCAAACGGTCATGGAGGCGCGCGTCCTGGCGCGGGACGTAAAAAGAAGGCGCTATCAGAAAAAATCGTAGACGGCAATCCCGGCAAAGCACCGCTCACAAAGCTACAATTCCCCAGCAACGAAGGTGCGCCACTGTCGGGTGAGGATATGCCGCCAATCGCGGAATACTTAAAACAGGTGACGAAGAATTCAAATCAGAATTTGACACCGCAGATATATGAGGATACGTGGAAATGGCTGCACGAGCGCGGCTGTACGCAGTATGTAAAAAAAGAACTCATTGAGCAGTACGCACTTTATGTGACGCGCTGGATCCAATGCGAAGAAGGCATCAATCAGTACGGACTTTTAGCAAAGCACCCGACCACGCAGATGCCGATTGCAAGCCCCTATGTTTCGATGGGGCTTAATTTTTTGAAGCAGGCGAATATTCTCTGGCTTCAGATATACCAGATAGTCAAAGATAATTGCGAAACGCCCATTGGCGGCAGCAATCCCAATGATGACCTTATGGAAAAATTACTCGGATAGGAGACATAAATGCAGATAGAAAAAATACACGTAGGTATGTTAAAAGCTGCGGCATACAATCCACGTAAAGCTCTGAAACCTGGCGACGCGGAATACGAGAAATTAAAACGCAGCATACAGGAATTCGGCTATGTAGAGCCGGTCATTTGGAATAAGGCAACAGGAAACGTTGTTGGCGGTCACCAGAGACTTACCGTCCTTATGGATTTGGGTGTTACAGAGGTCGATTGCGTTGTCGTAGAACTGGATGATAAACGAGAAAAGGCGCTGAATATCGCGCTTAATAAAATTCAGGGCGAGTGGGACAAGGATAAGTTATCCATGCTGCTTGCGGAATTTGACGGCAGCGAATTTGACGTAACACTTACGGGTTTTGACGCAGCCGAGATAGACGAGCTTATGGATGCGTTCTATTCCAAGGAAGCGGTGCAGGACGATTTTGATGTTGACGAAGAACATAGTGATATCAAGGCAAAAGGTGCAATCACGAAGACCGGAGATATCTGGAAGCTGGGCGTACACCGACTAATGTGCGGAGACAGCACCAGCGCGACAGATTTCGCTAAGCTCATGAATGGCAACAGAGCGCAGGTAGCGGTTACATCCCCGCCGTATGGCGTCGGCAAAGACTATGAAACCAAAGGCATCGAGCCGTGGTTTGATACCATGCGTCCCGTTATAGAAAACATTACGAGATACGCAGGTATCGTCTGCTGGAACTTGGGCGACCTCTATTCCACAGGCACGCAGTTCATTGAACCGACAAGCGTATACAGTGTGGATATGTTCCAGAAATATGGTTTCCGTCCTATCTGGATCCGCATTTGGAAAAAGCAAGGCATGAATTTCGGCGTAGGACCCTATCACCTTGTAACGAATAAGCCCGTGCAGCAGTATGAATATATTTCCGCGTTCAGCCGCAATGGCGATGTGGAATATAACGACCAGGAATACGTATGGCTTTCTGCATTCGCAGGTCACGCATATAAATTCGTCAAGCGTCTGTCAAAAGAGGAACGTAAAAATTGGGGATATTCGGGTATCTGGGAAATGAATACGGTACGCGCAAACAAGCAGCACCCTGCAATGTTCCCTGTGGAGCTGCCTTGGCGATGCATTAAGATGCATTCGGATAAAGGCGACATCGTCCTTGAACCCTTCTCTGGTAGTGGTACCACCATTATCGCATGTGAACAGCTGGAGCGCGTGTGCTATGCAATGGAACGTGATCCTGCTTATTGTGATGTCGCAGTCAGACGCTGGGAGGAATTCACCGGCATGAAAGCTGAGAGGATAAGTGCAGATGGCAAAAATGAAATGGATGAAGAAACCTAAACCTGAATTGCATATAGTTTCGCTTTCAGGAGGTAAGGATTCTACAGCTATGCTACTGCGTATGCTGGAGGAAGGCATGCGCATCGACATCATCTTATTTTGTGACACGGGTCTTGAGTTTCCTGCTATGTATAGACATTTAGAAAAGCTACAGCGGGACATCGGCAGACCGATAACGCGCGTATGTTCCAACCACACCTTCGAGCATTTTCTATTGCAGCATGAAGTGCGCGTGAAAAGAACGAAGGTGGAGGTCAGTGAGAAAAAGCGGCGCGGATACAGCTGGCCAGGCCCCAGAGAGCGTTGGTGTACGAAAGAACTCAAAGAAATTCCACGCGAGGCGTTCCTACGACCACTGCGAGAAAAATACGACATCATTGAGTATGTCGGGCTGGCGGCGGACGAAGGATATCGCTTGGAACGAAAGAACAATCAGCGTGAAAATTGCAGGCACCCACTGGTGGATTGGGGTATGGACGAAGACGCCTGCCTCAAATATTGTTATGAACGCGGATATACGTGGGAAGGTTTATATGAATATTATTCCCGCGTATCATGTTGGTGTTGCCCGCTGCAACCACTGTCTGAATTGCGCATTTTGTATGAGCATTTTCCAGAATTATGGACGCAGCTGAAAGAGTGGGACAGACGCAGTTGGCGCAATTTCAAAGCGAGTGGCTCTATCGAACAGTTCGAAAAACGCTTCGAATTTGAAAATGCGTGGGTGCAGAACGGAAAAGCGCTTGGCAAAAAGGAATTCTTCACCGCGCTTAAGGCGCATTTAGGTACAGATAATATCAATACGGAGGAATAAAAATGATTGAAAAAGTAAATCCCTGTCACCCCGACAAAGTGGCAGATAGAATCGCAGGTGCAATTGTAGATTTGGCGTATGCAAAGGACGCAAATCCGAAGGTAGCGGTGGAGGTGCTTGTGGGACATGGCGTCTGTCACGTTATTATAGAAACGACCGCAACTCTTGCAGAAAAAGACATTGTGGTCGCTATTCATCGTATCGCAGGCAACGTGATTCCCGACGTCGTTATCGTGCAGCAGGACGCGCACCTAACGAAAAATCAGGAAAACTGCGTAAAGTGCGGCGATAACGGTATCTTTAAGGGCGTGCCTTTGACAGAGGAACAGAAGAAACTCGCACAAATTGCGCGTGACATTTACGCAAATTACAGCTGCGACGGCAAATATATTTTGGACGGCGACAGACTTATCATCTGCCAGAGCAACGTGGAAGCGGATACGCTTCGAGAGACATATCCCGATGCAGAAATCAATCCGCTTGGATATTGGACAGGTGGCACCGACGTTGACACTGGTGCGACTAACAGAAAACTCGGCTCGGATATGGCGGATAGCGTCACCGGCGGTGGTCTTCACGGTAAGGATTTGTCTAAAGCGGATGTGTCGGTAAATATTTACGCATTCTTGAAAGCGCAGGAAAAAGGCGAACCCGTTTCACTCTGCTGCGCCATTGGCGACGACATCATTGACGGCAAGCCGTATAGCGATATTGTTGCTATCGCGGCAGAATTTATTGCGAAGCTGGGTGGTTTTGAGAAATTCGCTGAATGGGGTCTATTTTAAGGAGGCGCGTATGGAAATACAGAAAATCTCTGTAGAACGCCTGATACCCGCTACATACAATCCGCGTAAGGATTTGAAACCTGGCGACCCAGAATTTGAAAAGCTGAAGCGCAGCGTGGAAGAATTCGGTTACGTCGAGCCGATTATCTGGAACAGACGCACAGGCGTTGTCATTGGCGGCCACCAGCGACTCAAGGTCTTGCAGCACCTCGGATACACGGAGGTAGACTGCGTGGTGCTGGACATCGATGAGCAGAAAGAAAAGGCGCTCAACGTGGCACTGAATAAAATCAGTGGTGAATGGGACATGCCGCTACTTACCGCATTACTCAAAGATTTGAACGAGGGCGGATTCGACGCAACCATTACGGGCTTTGACGTTACGGAACTTAGTGCCATGTTCGATGACCAGTCGGAAATTGTGGAAGACGATGTGCCGGAGGTGGCACCGGAGGAAGAAAAGCCGTTTACGCAGGCGGGCGACAGATGGATACTTGGTAATCACGTACTTTACTGCGGTGATAGTACAAAGCAGGCAGACGTGGACGCACTGATGGACGGCGCGGTTGCAGATCTGGTTATTACGGACCCGCCATACAATGTCGCATACGAAGGCAGCAACGGTCTTACAATTCAAAATGACAATATGCCGGAGGCGCAATTCGTTGCGTTCCTGACGGATGCGTTTATGCAAATGCGCAGGAACATGAAAGCAGGCGCGCCCTTCTATATTTGGCACGCGGAAACCGAAGGTGGCGCATTCCGCCAGAGCTGCTCGGCGGCACTGGGCAAAGTGCGACAAATGCTTATCTGGAATAAGAATTCCTTCACGATGGGACATCAGGACTATCAATGGAAGCACGAGGCGTGTATATACGGTTGGACGGATGGCGCAGGACACTTTTTCGTGGATGACAGAACGCAGGCAACCGTTATCGAGGATAAGCGTATAGATATCAATAAACTGAAAAAAGAGGAGATGCGCGAACTTCTCCGCGACATTTTCAGCGATAAGATTTCAACAACTGTTCTGAACGAGGACAAGCCGTCGAAAAACGGCGACCATCCTACAATGAAGCCGTTGAAACTGTTGGCGCGACTGGTGAAAAACAGCAGCCGTCAAGGCGAAATCGTATTAGATACCTTCGGCGGCAGCGGATCCACGCTGATTACCTGCCAGCAGCTCGGGCGCAGGTGCTATACGATGGAACTCGACCCGAAATACGCGGACGTTATCGTGAAAAGATATCTCAAATTTACGGGCGAAAAGTCAACAATTCTTTACAGAAATGGCGAAAAAATAATTGTTAATAGTTCGCTAATTGTGGGCGTTTAAGCTGGACTTTTCAGTTTCTTTCTGGCTTAATTGTACTACCAAATAAACAAGGAGGCACATAGCCATGACAGACAAACACATCAAGCAGGTAGAAGCCCAGCTCCCCGCAGGCGAGCGCATCAACAGAATGTACAGATCGTGCGAAGGAGACATCAGAGTCATCACCCGCGACAGAAACGGTAGCGAAACCAGATACACAGTGACCTGGCACCCCGAAAACGACAGCGTCACAATCGCGAAGATGTGAGGTGGCAGCCATGACAGCAGAAAAAGCAAGACAGGACTTCAACCAGCTCATCGCAGATAACGGATTCACCGAAGCGGCAACGACGACTGACACGCATAACACAGTCTACCACAGAGAGTGGACACGCGAGGTAGAGGTTGCGTGGCATGGCAAGATGCAAGAAACGTTGGAGATACGCATGATGCTCTGCGGCACCGCAGTGCTGGCGTCGGTAAGACGCAATGGCAAGGATGACCCTAAATTCATCCGCGACTACTCAAGCCCCAAGAGAGCGATGAACGCAGCGCGTGAGATTGCAACCTTCGCGGGCTTCGAATGG